GCATCATCCACGTGATGTAATGGTCCTCACTTCGGAGTTGAGGATCGACCATTGCCTCAGGTATCTGATCAAATACGGCATCAGCGGCTTCGTCTGCAGCTTGCCTGTCTTCGGCTTTCAAGGTGTCCGTTTCAGTGAGGGGCACTCCATCATTGTACACGCCGTCTCTGAGATACCTCAAGGCAGAAGGCAACACGACGGAGGGATTGATTGCTGCCAGCATGGCTCCATCAACCGCCTGAGGGGCATTGATCGTTTTGTTCCTGGCAGTGAAATACGGCTCAATCCTTGCTTTGAAGTCTATGCTTTGCAATGCAGCTTCTCGCTCGTACTGGTCTTTTTCCTGCTGCGACATGACAGGTCGCATCTGCAACCGGTAGGGGCGTGATTGGTGGCCGCCGAAGGCTTCATGGGTAGGAATGTGTCTCCAGGCTCGCCTGGTCAACTCTTCGTAGTTGGTATCTGCCATGTCCCTTGCTTGTTTGAGTTCTTCCACTTGCATCCGGTATTCATCCTTTGCCGGCATCTGACGTTTGAACTCAGCCATGGCCATTGAAGATCTTAGCCTATACCGCAGCGATGCGTAAGGATTATTCATCACCCCGGCAGGGCCCCATGCGGCCTTGAGCCCACGTATGGCCAGCGGTTCGGAGAACAGGAAATGGATGGCCCTGTAAACTAGGTGACGCAATGACTCATAGGCCCACACTCCTGTTGTAGCAACCAGGAGGCCCGTTGTGAAAAGGATGTCAAATACGGGTTGTAGAAACCTGGTTGCTCGGTCTTGCGCATCGATGGCCAATCTCAATAAGTCTGAAAAGACTTTGAAGTGGCTGGTAGCCTTGGTCAACCATCTACCTACCCAAGACCCAAAATCGGCAACCCATGCTCCGACGGAATCCCCCTGGGGTGGAGACCATTCTGACACATCCAACTCTTCTTCTGACGAATCCTCAAAGGCTATGTGTTCCCCGATCCGGTTCACCAACCTCCGGGCTTCTTCAGGCTTCCAGCCCTTGAGCTTCAGACCTTCCTCCGCGGACACCAGTGCATCGGTGAGTTCGACCAACGAATCGTCAGAGCGCACTTGGTTGGTCACCTCCTCTTGATTTTCATTTGGAAGCGGTACCAGATGTGCGTCTATTGCATCGCTCACGATGGGTCGGGTACCGCTTG